GTGAATTTAAACTCAACAAACGAGAGTATTTTGTAGAAGAGTTTGCTAAACGGCTAGCCAAAGCAATTAAATCAGCGAGGTACTAATGAAAGTCACATGGTCACACAGCTCCCTAAAAGACTACGAGGGATGCGCTAAACGCTATCAAGAGGTCAAGGTCTTAAAGAATTTCCCATTCGTTGAGAACGACGCCACTCGGTACGGCACAGAGTTTCACAAAGCAGCAGAGGACTACATCCAAGATGGTGTAGTGTTGCCTGAACAGTTTAACTTTGCCAAAGCCACCCTTGATGCGCTCATAGCAAAGCCTGGTCGAAAGATGTGTGAGCTTCAAATGGCGCTCACGACTGATCTCAAGCCTTGCGATTGGAAAAGCCCAGACGCATGGGTCAGGGGCATCGCCGACTTAATCATCGTAGACGACGAGAACATGACCGCTTGGGTTGTGGACTACAAAACAGGCAACAACAAGTACCCTGATCGGGAACAGTTAAAGCTCATGTCTTTGATGGTCTTCGCCCATATGCCACACATCAGGAAGGTTAACTCAGCCCTGTTGTTTGTGGTGAAAGACGACATGGTCAGGCACGCCATGACCCTCGATCAAGCCGAGGCAGAGTGGTGGCAATATAGAGAGCGAGTGGCTAGAATAGAACAAGCCCATGACACAAACGTATGGAATCCCAGACCATCGCCCTTGTGTCCTTGGTGTCCTGTGACAACGTGTACGCATCATCCAAAACATTAAGGAAATTTATGTCCCTTTTACAACCCCAAAGTATTCACTTTTCATGCCCAGACAAATGCCATGTCTGCGGTGATATTCTCCGTGCGTGTGACAGCGCTATTACGCATGACGGGGATGTGTACTCCACTAACAACGGCGACACGAGCTATGGAGGAATCGGCCTGCATGTAGAGTGCGCTACGATTTTGGCAATGCGTTTGATTGCCGATGTGGTTAAGCACAAAGGTAGCGAACACGAGCCACGCGTAGCAACAATCTTGCTCAAAGCGTGCAAAACAAAGTTAAAGGATATTTAATCATGGCAACAAGAGACTACAAGAAAGAGTACAAGCAAGACTTGAAGACAGGCAAATCAGGCCCCGGATCCGATCAACATGAACGCCAACGCGCGCGCAGAATGTATGACAAGGAAGGTATTGAAAGGAAGGGTAAAGACATTGACCACATCAAGCCACTAAGAAAGGGTGGCACATCAACCAAAGGTAATTTAAGACTAAGAGCAAAGAGCGCTAATCAAGGCGACAATAAATAACAGAGAGAAGTGAATGCAAATCATAGAAGATAAAGCGCTGGTCTTCCGAACAAGGAACCCAGAGAAGTACAGCATTATTCCTAAACACAAAGTGTTTGAAGTAGAGGATGGATACGAGGTAGCAGTCTATTGGGATTTGGATGAGGTAAGAGTCTTGCGCAATCTTGGCGTTAAGAATGTGCCTTCTCCTATCATTAGACGCTACGATTGGCCGGGTCGGTTCACGCCGATGGAACATCAGATTGAGACATCTTCTTTTCTTACACTTAACAAGAAAGCCTTTGTGTTTTCTGAGCCGGGTACTGGCAAGACCTTATCGGCGTTATGGGCGGCTGATTACTTGATGAAGAGGGGAGACGTTAGGCGTTGCTTGATACTCTGCCCCTTGTCCATCATGCAGTCAGCGTGGCTATCAGACTTGAACAACAGCATCATCCATCGTTCTGCCGTAGTCGCGCACCACGCGCAGGCTACCCGCAGGATAGAGATGATTCAACAAAGCTATGAGTTTGTCATCACAAACTATGACGGCCTTAACTTGGTTGCCAACGAGATTGTAAACGATGGACGATTTGACCTTGTGATTGTTGATGAAGCCAATGCATACAAGACCGTATCAACCAAACGATGGAAAGCACTCAAGTCCATACTGACCCCTGACACACACTTGTGGATGATGACAGGCACGCCTGCATCTCAATCCCCAGTAGATGCGTATGGTTTAGCCAAGCTCGTGAATCCTAAAGGTGTGCCGATGTTCTTTACGGGATGGCGTGACAAGGTGATGAACAAGATGACCATGTACAAGTGGGCGCCAAAGGAAGATGCAAAACAACAAGTGCATGATGCTTTGCAACCCGCTATCAGGTTTACCAAAGATCAATGTTTAGACTTGCCACCTGTGATGACGATGACTCGTGAAGTGCCACTCACTCCTCAACAAGCCAAGTATTACAATTTGCTTAAAGAGAAAATGCTTGTGCAAGCTTCAGGTGAAACGATCAGCGCAGTCAATGCTGCTGCGGCTGTCAGTAAGCTATTGCAAATCAGTTGTGGTGCGGCCTACACCGATGACCGTGAGGTTGTAGAGTTTGATTCAGCGCCAAGGCTTGGTGTGTTGGAAGAGATACTTGAAGAGACGCAACGCAAGGTTATTATCTTTGCTATGTTTCGTTCAACGATTGATACCATACACACACATTTGTTGAAGCGTGGTATTACGGCAGAGTTCATCAACGGCACAGTTACCCCACCAAAACGCTCGGACATTATTAGGAGATTCCAGAATGAGGAAAACCCTAGGGTGCTCGTGATGCAACCCCAAGCAACTGCGCATGGAATCACCTTGACAAGAGCTGATACGGTGGTATTCTATGGCCCCTTGATGAGCGTTGAGCAGTACACGCAAGCTATAGCTAGAGCGGATCGCAAGGGGCAGGACTCTGATAAAGTGACCGTCATTCACATACAAGGTTCCCCCATCGAGAAAAAGATGTTCAAGGCATTGGAGGCTAAAGTTAGTGACAACTTACTTATAACTGAAATGTTTGAGAACGAAATAAATATTCAAAAGGAGGTTGCAATGGTATAAAGAACTGTTATACAATGTCTAACGCTAGACAAACAAATTAAAAAACACACAGGAGAAATAAATGTCAGAAGAAGTAATAGATGAGGTGATACCTCTAAGCGAACTTGCTAGAATTTATCGCAAGATGAAAGCTAGAATGGACGAGCTTACAAAAGCATACGATACAGAAGTCGAGACCATCAAGGAAAAACTTGAGCTGGTTAAGATAGAAATAAAAGATCAGATGAGAGCACAGGGTGCTACATCGATCAAAACAGATTTTGGCACGATCAGTCTTGTGACCAAGACACGCTACTCAACTCAAGATTGGGACTCATTCAAACGCTTTGTCGTTGACAATGATGTCGTTGATCTTTTAGAGAAGCGTATCGCACAGACTAATATGTCAAAATTTCTAGAGGAGAACCCTTCTCTAGTTCCCCCCGGTCTTAACTCTATGTCAGAGTATGAGATTCGCGTCATTAAACCAACTAAGTAACACAACATGTCAAACCTATCAGTATTCAATTCCGCAAACGTACCCGCATTCGCCCAAGGTGGTGAGTTATCAGACACAGCACGCTCTCTCATGGGCGGTACTATCAACACGAGCAGACGCATCTCTATCAAAGGTGGTGTGTTCCGTATCGTGGCAGGTGGTAAAGAGTTGGCCTCTATTGAAGAGCGTCACCTTGATATCATCGTGGTTAAAGCTGCTCCTAAAGTCAGCCGTATCTTTTACGCAAAGTCATACGATGGCGATAACATCACTGGCCCCGATTGCTGGTCTAACGATGGCGAGACTCCCGATACTTCAATCAAGGCACCGCAAAGCAAGACTTGCATGACTTGCGATCAAAACGTGGCCGGATCAGGGCAGGGTAATAGCCGTGCTTGCCGTTACCAACAACGCTTGGCTGTTATGTTGGCAGATAATCCTGACGACATTTTGCAACTCACATTGCCCGCTACATCCATCTTCGGTAAAGAAGAAGGCGACAAGCGTCCATTGCAAGCGTATGTAAAGCACTTGGCCTTGGCATCTCCTCCTGTGGACATCGAGAAGATCGTGACACGCATGAAGTTTGACACCAAAGCAGAAGCGCCCAAGTTGCACTTTGCGCCTACACGTTGGCTCACAACGGTAGAGTATGAGTTGGCTAGAGCCAAGGGCATGACCCAAGAAGCTTTGGATGCGATCAGACAGACGGCATCTCAAGTCGATGGTGTAAAACCTAGAGCCCCTTTGAAGCTAGAAGGCACACGCCCTATGGGTGAGTTGACCAAGGAAGAAGACGCTCCAGTATACGAGCCTATTGCGGCCAAGGCAAAAGCCAAAGCCGAGCCTGTAGCTGAAGTTGACGATGAGCCCGAAGTCCGCAAGGAAACGGCAAAGCCTAGCGCTGTACCCGCAAAGAAAGGCAAACTTGCTGACATCGTAGCTGATTGGGATGACGAGTAAATAAGGTTTAGGGGGTAGCAAGAGCGGTCGCAACGTGTAGGTCGGGGTTGGTTTGTTGAACCTTTCTGTCCTCGTTAGATAGGAACATACCTACGGTTGCGTTTCCTCTGATGGAAAAGCATCACGCTACCCCCACCCTTAAATTAAACCACTATGCCATACTCAGACAAAATTGTAGATTTAGTAGCCCGTTCGCCAAAAACATTAGGGAGTACCCTAGGTCGGTGGGCGATACATTTGGACTTTCCTGTAACTAAAATAGCATATGCGCTGGGGGTCACCCGACAAACCGTGTACAACTGGTTTGAAGGTAAAGACGTCTTTGTTGCGTATCAAAACAGGGTAGAACTTTTAACAAAAATAATGTCATCCTCTAAAACGGCTGACGAAGCATGGAGAAGAATATGCAAGGAATACAACCTAGATCCCTCAGTAACTCGGAACTGATTATTTACTCAGATATGTTGGTAAACGCACCTGATGGAATGCCCCTTGAATGGCAAAAAGAATTGCTGCGCAGATATACAGAGCTTGCCCCAACAGAGACACACCTTTATCCCCAAGAAGGTCAAGCAGACTTATTCAAATAACCCGAAGGAACTAGATGGAACCGCTTGAGTTTCTAGCGGCGGTTTTACCGCCACCGGGTCACGGACGCTATTGCGTAGCCGAACTCACGAAGAAGAAGGAGCACTACTATGTGGAGACACTTGAAGAAGCGCAAACGAAAATAGACTCGTGGAAAAAAAGCAACTATGACATTTACTTTGCATTGGGTACGTTTGGCAATGAGTTGAATGACAAGAAAAACAACTACTCCCGAACCGCTACCAATGTGCAGATGGTCAAATGTATCGCCGTTGATATTGACTGCAACCATCCCAAAGACATCCCTGATAGCACAGGCGCTGTAAAGTCCAAGGCGTACGCTTCTGCGCAGTCCGCAGTATCGGCGTTGATGACGTTTTGTGATGAGATAGGACTGAGCGACTTGGGTCGCCCTTGGTTGGTCGCATCTGGCGGTGGCGTACACGCTTACTGGCCGTTCAAAGAAGCCGTTGAGAAAGATGAGTGGTTGCCTGTGGCTGAAGGGTTTAAGCGCCTATGCTTTCAAAAGAAGCTGGCCATCGATCCAACAATCACAAGCGATGCCTCTCGGGTATTACGCGTGCCAGACACCATCAACACAGGTGTTAAAGCCAACAAGAGGGTTAGGGAAGCAACCAATGTTCGTTTCAAGAATGAAGGGGACTTCTTTGAGCTTACAGACATCCGCGCTTTAGTTGAGAAACATCTTACAGGCACAGCCTACGAGAAGATTACAAAGCCGTCCAATACCCTCATACTACCCGGCACGGCTCCGGTGGGAGCGACCAGTGTCTCTTTGTTCCAAAACTCGGTGACTCGGTTCAAAAAAATTATCATGCTCACCAAGCAAGGGAATGGGTGCGGTCAGCTTGACTACTACGTTAACAACGCAAGTGATGACGGCATGGAACCTCTTTGGCGTGGGCTCTTGAGCATTACGCAGAAATGCGTGGATGGAGAGAAGGCAGCAGTCTGGCTCTCAGATATGCACCCATACCCGCATGAGCGTATGCACCAAAAGTTAGCGGAGATTAAAGGGCCCTATCCATGCACCAAGTTTGATAGTGAAAACCCCGGTGTGTGTATTTCATGTAAGCATTGGGGCAAGATTACAAACCCGTTAGCGTTGGGCAGAGAAACAGCCGTGACGCGCTTAGAAAAAACAATCATTACAAAGGAGAATGAAACAGTCCATAGACCAGAAACACCCAGAGGATATGCTTATGGTGAGCACGGCGGTGTCTTTATCGAGAAAGAAGATGAGGACGCCAACGGCAACAAAATCAAACGAATGGTCATGCTACTTTCTTACGATTTGTTTCCTGTGCACATATTAAGCAACAAAGGTTCTCACACACTACACATGATGGCTTTGCGTCCGCAAGGCATAAAGACCATTACATTACCAACCAAAATGATCGGGAGCCCCGTTGAAGTTACAAAAGCGTTAGTTGATCAAAACGTCTTAAGTTCTTTTGGATCGGGAAACGATAAAAATTTGTACGATTACGTACGAGCGAGTTATGAAAAAATGAGTACAGAAAAAAACACAATTGAAATACCCACAAGCTATGGATGGCAAGCCAATGAAGATTTTGTCTTTGCAGGATGCATCTATTCAGCAAACAAAAAACCAGTTGAAATTCCTATGGAGGGA